GGAGAAGCGCCCACACGCGTCGGATGCGCCGTTCCTCGCGGAGGGTGGAGAAGCTCCACCAGCCGAAGCGGGCACGCCAGGCGATGTCGCTCGAGCCCTCTGAGATGAGGCCGTCAGCGTCCGCCGTCAGGGTCCGGATGTACTGGTACAGCTTCGGCACGGTGCCCGCGCCGTCCAGCTCTCCGTACGAGGGGGGCGGCACCATCGAGAGGAGCGTCTTGCCCGTCTCGCGGTAGAAGGCCGTGTCCTTGACCGGGAGGTTGGTGTAGTACCAGGAGCCCGTCTCCACGTGGTAGGCGAGCGTCACGTACTTGTCCGTGCTGTTCTCGTCGGACGGCATCGAAATCCAGATGAACCCGTCGAACGGCCAGACGACCGGGTACTGGTCCACCCGTCGAACGCCCGTCGACTGCACGAACTGGCTCTCGTCGAGCCGGGTCCGGATGTAGTCGCGGTACCGCTCGTTGCCGGGGACCTCGCGTGCCTCCTGCCCGTCGGTGACGTACAGGCCCTCGTCCGAGAGGAAGTAGACCATGCCGTCCACGGCGCAGTGGCTCTGCGGGCCCACGGCCCCGATGCCCTCGATGATGCGCTTGGTCTGCCAGGTGCTGTCGTCCGTGCCTACCAGGGCCCACACGGCCTGCCTCTTGAACACGAGCAGGCGGTCGCCGTAGGAGCGCAGGGCGGTGATGAACCCGTGGTGGGTCCCGTCGTTGAACGGCAGCCACCCGCCCCCGGCGCCGAGGATGCTGTTGCCCGGCGCGAAGTCAGGGGACCACACGACGTCCGGGATGTCCTCGCCCTTCTCGGGCTTGACGGGCGCGGAGAACTGGAGGCGCGAGCGGTCGCCCTCGTCGTCCCATCGCAGGAACAGGCGGTTCGCGTGCCACGCGGCGATGGATGTCTCCGCGGCGTCCGGCACGAAGTACCAGGACGAGGAGGTCTCGTTGCCGTCGTCGGAGTTGTTCGGCAGCGGCAGCCGGACCTTGGTCCAGTAGTCGCGCCAGTCCGCGCCGGTCCCTGGGTCGGCGTCGACCGTGTCAGGGTCGTGCTTCTGGATGCACTTGAAGCTCTTCCAGTAGATGTTGGTCGACGCCCACACGAATATGCGGGACACTTTGTCGCCCACCTGGTAGACGTTCTCGTCGTTGTCGAACTCGTCGAACCGGATGCTCCGGGCCGGGCGGTAGTACGCCCCGTCGAAGCTCACGATTTCGTCGCCCTTGAACGCGTGGTCCCTCGCGTAGCCGATGCCCGGCGCGATGCCCGTCCCGTCGTTGACATCGTCGATGAGGGGGAGCACACCCGCGGGCACGCCTGCGTCAGCGTCCCACGTGTTCGTGAAGTCGTTGTACGAGTACATGGGCTCGCCGATGACGCCGCCGTACCAGATGCCCTCCATGCCCACGCCCCAGTGGTGCTCCTTGGGGTTGGCCCAGGTGCGCCCGGCGGTGTCGATACGGCCGTAGCTGTTCGCCTCGAGGTCCACCAGGATGAGGCCCACGTTGTCGGCGCTCGCGGAGCCGTCGGTGACGATGACCATGAGCTTGGAGCCCTGCGGGGAACCCCAGGCGTAGACGTTCGTGACCCAGTGGTCGTTCAGGTCGGAGATGCCGGTCAGGAGCCAGTCACGCTGGAAGCCGCCACGGGTGATGAGCGAGCCGGTGTTCTTGTCCAGGATGAGGTTGAGGCAGTCCAGCAGCGCGGAGGCGTCGGTGCTGGCGTCCTCGCCCTGCGGGCTGTGCCCCATCGAGAAGTCGCTCTGCTCGATGATGTTCGGAGCGGTCACCAGGGTCATGTCTACTCCAGCGCCGAGAGGCGCGACTCGAGGTCGGCGACCTTGTCGTTCAGGTGCTCGGTCAGCGCCTGCACGTTGTCGTCGAGGTTGTTGTGCTTCTCGTTCACCTGCGTGATGACCAGGTCCATGTGGTCGAAGTTCCCCTGGATGGCGCGAGCCCAGCGCTCGAGCGCCTTCCGCAGCCCCGTGGGCACTCCCTTGACGAGGGAGCGGGTGGGGGCGGTGACGGGCAGGCGGTCGTTACTTGGCATCCATGCCCTCCAGGTTTACGGTGCCCGTCCGGTTCGGGAACACCTTCAAGTTGAGGCGGGTCTGCGGCAGCTCGAGCGGCGCCGAGTGCGTCACGTCCGGTACCGGCGCCGGGGCGTTCGGCCAGAAGTAGTGGCGGCGCGCGATGAACCCGCCGTGGTCCGCGTCGTACCCGATGCTGACCTGCTCCTGGGTGCCGGACCCGTCGGCCGTGAACTCCGAGGTGTAGAGCCAGAGCTTGAGCGCCACGTTCCGGTTCCCGTTGTAGAACACGTTCCCGGTGTACTGCTCCTCGCGGAGCGTCTTCGTCTCGGAGCCACCCAGCGTGGGGTCGTCCCAGTCCTGCTCAGACCCGGCGTTCACGTGGTCGTTGTCCGACCCGAGCAGGCCGTACACCACGCCGACGTCGAGCCCGGCCATGGCGCCGTTCGTGCCCGCCGCGTACTCGTCGTCGGTGTACGTCGGCGCCCCGGTGCTCGTGCCGAACGTGTCGCTTCCTCCGACGAACGCACCAGACAGCTCGAAGGACGCCGAGCAGTAGACGGCGCTGGTGCCCGGCCCCGTGGGTAGCGCGGAGGTCAGGGTCCAGGTGTCGTCCGTACCTTCGGCTGCCCCCACCGGGTGCGAGTACATCCTCATGGCGCCCGTCACGACCGCACCGTTGTTGCTGATGAGGTCGGCGGCTCCCTCGGTCACCCACCCGCTGGGTGGGGAGGCGATGGGCATGGACCCGTAGTTCCCCACCACCGCGATGCAGGTGTAGATGACGTCGCCGTCCTCGGCGTCCGGCCGGGGGATGACGATGTCCTGTCCCGCGTCGAGCAGGAGGGTGAAGATGCCGGACGTGGAGTCCCGGAAGGCCACTACAGGACCTCGGTCAGGTCCGAGCTGCGTACCCGGTTCGGTAGCTGCTTGAGGTTGAGCCGGGTCTGCGGCAGCGCGAGCGGCGAGGAGTGTGCCTCCGTGGGCGCGTCAAACGGCGTGCTGAACGTTACGACGGCCATGCACCACCCACCGAGCGTGTTCACGCTACCGATGTTCGATTCCCAGGTCAGGGTCGAGCTAGGGTCTTTGCCCGCTGGAACGTAGTAGACCAGGGTGGCCCCCTTGGCCGCGCCTGCCGAGGGCGTGTAGCTGTGAAGCACGCTCAGCTCGACAGCGTCCGGGTTGTCGGTGGTGAGCGTGTACGCGGCGTTGGCTGGAGACCCGAGCGATGTGATGTCCTGCGCCCAGGCGATGAAGATGGCGATTTGGTCGTCTGCTAGGACGCTACCTGAGTACGAGTCGACAGTAGGGAACGCCTGCGGAACACCCAGGAAGTTCCCGTGGTCGTCGTCGTCCAGGCTGACGTACGTGCCGCCCCGGAACAGAATGCCGCCGAAGGCGTCCGTCTCTCCATCGGACCCAGCGGCCCCCAGGTTATAGCCAACCGCCGTAAAGGGGAGGTCGCTACACTCAAGCGACGCGCTGTTGTCGTACGTGTGCGTCCTGATGATGGAGCCGGTACCGTCGCTGGAGAGGTTGGTATCGTTCGTCCCGGCGATGCCGTTGCCGAACGGCCCGGTTGTTCTCGCTCCCGCGGGCGCTCCCGCGTCAACGTGCAGGTACTGGCTGCCCGCGCCCCCCGACTGGAACATATGGGGGTAGATGAGCGTGTCGCCATCCTCAATCTGCGGTGAGGACAAGTCGTAGTAGGCGTCCTGCTCGTGGGCAGTCCCGTCTCCCATTCTCAGTTGGAAGTCGATGATTTCTGTCATGCTACGGCGTGTCCCACTTCTCGCGGAGCGCGGCGGTGTACGCGAGTCGGTTGCCGTCACTGAGCGCGCTGCCGTAGACGAGCACCTGGCCGATGTCGACGCCCAGGAACCCGCTGTTGGCTCCGTCCCCGATGCCGATGTCACCGAACGTGTCGGTGTCAACAACGGTAGTGGACTTGTCTACGTCGTCCACATAGAACTTCGAGGAAGCTCCCGAGGAAACGTACGTGAAGACATGCCAGTCGGTATCCTTGTTCATTGAGGACGCGACTACGACGCCATACGTGAACTTAGTGTTTCCGGCTCCGATGAGGTGGGCGCTGGTACCCTCACCAATCATGTAGTGGCCTTCGGCGGTCTCGTTGAACTTAGCCGCCACTACCCAGGTCACGGGCTGAGCACGGGCGGTTGTGGAGGCCAGCATCTTGTCGTTCGTGCCGTCGAAGCGGGCGACGGCCAGACCGTTCTGCACGGCCGTCTTCCAGGTTGGCCCGTTGGTGGCCTCGGTCATCTTCTTGTTGCCGGAGCCCAGGTCAGCGGCGCCCTTGATGATGCCGTCGGCGCTGATGGGCGTCGTCAGCCCAGTGTCCGTGAACAGCGTCGTGCTGTCGGAGAAGTCCCAGTTGTGCAGGGGAGTCCCGACGTCGAACCCGCCTGCGGCTCCTGCCGCCGCTCGAAGCATCGCTGTCTTCTTCATCTAGATGTCCGTCCAATCCAGGCCCCACTTGGCGGCCAAGTAGTTTCCGACCAGGTTCATGTCTGTGGCGTCGAGCACCGAGTCGTAAATCAGGGCCTCGGCCATGTCGCCTTTCAGCTCAGCACCGGCGCCGTTCCCGAGCCGGGGGTTCGCTCCCCAGTCCACGGTGTTGGTGCCCGTCGAGTGCACGCTCGTCCCGTTGACGTACATCCGCCAGTCCGCGGACGCGGTGACCACGGCGTAGACGCGGGCCGTCGAGAGCGCCGCGGCCACGTTCCCGACCGACTTGCGCACCGACGAGCCGAACCCGTAGTACACGTTCCCGTCGTTGAACGGGACGTGGTCGAAGTTCCCGGTGTCCCCGAAGCCCGAGAGGAACGCCCCGCCGTTGACCGACGCGGGGTCCTCCGCGGTGTTCACGAAGAACGCCGTGGCGGCCGTGAGTCCTCCGAACCCAGCGACGAGCACGAGGAACGTGGTGTCGACGCGCGCCACGGAGAGGCTGTTCAGGATGTTGACCTTGTAGATGGGCTTCGCGAACAGCTCGGAGCCGGTGTGCGCGTTGCCTGACTTGTCGTTCACCCGCTGGATGGCCTGCCCGTCTGCGGTGACGTTCGTGATGCCGTCGTCGGTGAACAGCACGGTGGCATCCGAGAAGTCCCACCAAGCCTCGAGGCCTGCCAGGTCGTCGGGTGCGAAGTCAGGCTCGGCGGCCTCCCCCACGCCCGCTGCTGCTCGGAGCATCGGGCCCTTCTGCATCTAGGTCTTCATGTCCTGTCCGGCGACGAAGCCGTAGAGCTGGCCGCCGATGTTGATGACCGTGTACACGTCGACCGCAGCCGCGGCCGCTGTCTGCGTGGGCTCGGTGCCGCCCGCGAAGAACGTGCTGGCGAAGACCAGGGCTTTCGAGCCCGCGGCAGCCTGCGTGGCGACCACCGTGCAGCTCTCGCCCGCGGCGAGGTTGCTGATGGTGATGGTCTGCGTGGCGTCAGTCTCCGACATCGCTAGCGTGGCGACGTGGCCGAGCAGGGCGTCGTACGCGATGGCCGCTCCCGCCGTGAGGACCACGACCGTGTCGTCGAGTTGCAGCTCATCGACCTCAGCTTCGAGGTCGGTGACGTCTCCTGCGTCTACGGTCTCGTCCGCGAGCAGCCGACCCAGAGCCACGATGGCCTGGTCATAGTCACCCGTCGCCGGGTTGACCGCAGTGCCGTCTGAACCTGCCATGTCAGTCTCCTTACCCCAGGACGTCGGGGATTCTCATGCGCGTGAACGTGTCGGTGTTCGTCGGCCAGGTCGGCTGGGGCTCCTCTGAGCCCGCGACGAGCGGCGTGTCAGGCGCGTCGTTCATGTAGTCGGTGCGGGCCTGGGCCAGAACGTCCTGGTACAGGCTCTCCTGCTCCCCTGCCTTGGAGGCGCCGTCCAGCTCCTTGAGCCAGAGCAGCTCCGCGGCCTTGTGGACAATCCCCATGTGGTACTCGACGGGCATGTCAGGCACGGTCGCGTCACCGCTCATCTCGGCCGGGACGCGGTAGTACAGGTACGCGACGGTGAAGTCGCGGGAGGGGGTCGGGAGGAAGCGAGCGGTCACGGTGAACGAGCCCTCGCCGCCGACGTCCGCCTGGCTCACCAGGTAGTAGTACATCGGGTACGCGGCTGTCTGCCCGTCGAAGTTCTCCCGCAGGTCGAAGCCGGACGCGGTGTCCACACGCTTGGGCCGGTACGACCGGGTCTCCCCGTCGGGGGTCAGGAGCACGTTGATGTTCCTCGGGAAGCTGATGCCCTCGGGGAACTGGAAGAGCGTGTCGTTGGCCGCGAGCGAGCCGCTGTCGACCTCGGTCAGGAGCCAGGGCCACTTCTCCTCGAACGAGAAGTAGCGGAGCGCCTCGTTCAGCTTGGAGTTGTGCTCGGCCTCGGGCCAGAAGTCGTAAGCCGACGTCTCGCCGACTATGCGTTGCAGCTCCGTCTTCATCGTTCCACGGTTCATGTCTCTCCTCTACACAGTGATGTAGACGATGCGGCCTGCGCCACCGTCGCTGCCACGCTTGCCCTATGTCTCTCTCCTTACAGATGGGGAATCTGGACGATGCGTCCCTTGTAGCCTTGCTCGCCTGCGCCCGTGCCCCGGACCTCGACGGCGATGCCGACCCAGGTCTGGGAAGCGGCGGTCGTCATGTCCACGGTGGGGTCGGTCCCACCGCGCTGGAACTCGCTGCGCATCTGGCCCGCCGGGGCCGCGTGCGCGTGGGTAGTGTTGGCCGTGAAGCCCGTACCTGCGGTCATCGCCACGTTCGCCTGGACCGCGAAGAACCCGAACGTGTAGCTCTGGTTGCTCGGGGTCACGCCCAGCGTCACCACACACGTCGTGCCCGTGGCCGTGTTCGTGTTGGACTGCTGGATGGCGTTGGCCGAGAGGACGTTGCCGCCTACGCCGACGGAGTCCACGGAGACGCTGGTCTGCGTGGCCGGGAAGACGACGTTCACACGACCGTGGTTGGACGAGCCGACCCACCGCATCCAGTAGAGCGTGAGCCGCTGGTCCCCGTTGACCACCGTGGCAATCTGGGTGATGGTGGCGTTCTCCCAGGCGAAGGGCTCACCGCCCGTGTTCTGCGTCGTGAACTTGACGGAGGTCGGGACGTCTCCACCACCCGACTTGGTGCTCATCACCGCGATGAGCTGGAAGGACTTGCTGGTCGGGGAGATGTTGAGCGTGGCCTGAACCTGGGCCGCGTCCGTGTCGGACGTCAGCGTGGCGTTGCTCGGGACGGTGAGGCTGGTCAGTGCCAGCGTGCCCGAGGGCGTGCCGCCTGTGCCACCATCCACGCGAACGGTGCCGTTGTTCGTGTACGTGTAGTACTCCAGGTAGATGGTGCCGCCACCGCCACCGCCGCCGCCCCCGACGGGGCCGGTGCCGGAGGCGTTGCCTCCGTTACCCCCACGTGCGGAGATGATGCCCGAGGCATCGACCGTGATGGTCCTGCCGATGAGGATGAGAACCCCGCCCCCCGCGCCACCACCGCCTGACGTGCCGGAGGCTGCGCCTGCGCCGCCGCCGCCGCCGGACCCGCCCGCAGGGCCTGTGGTCACGGAGGCGTTCCCCATCCACGAGGACGTGACACCGTTGTCCCACTGTGTGACGCCGCCCGCGCTCGGGACAGGCACGGACAGGTCCCCGCCGGAGCCCCCGATGCGGTTCGTCCCACCAACGCCGCCCGCGCCCCCGAGGCCCGGGCTGCTTCCCTGGTTCGTGTAGCCCGCAGCACCCGCGTTACCGGCCGTGTCGGTGTTCACCAGCCCAGCTGCGCCTGCCTTCGTCGCGGTGCATCGCGAGCCGTTGCCCGCGCCTTCCTGGGCACCTGCGGTGTTCGCTGATGCGTTCAGGCCGTCCCACTCGATGGTGCCTGTGACGGTGATGGAGGTCTGCGCGTAGATGGCGCAGCCGAGCGGCCGGAGCGTGATGGCGTTGCTGAGACTGAACGTCGTGGCGTGCACGTCGCTCGTCATCGTGTAGGTCGAGCCGGACAGGGTCGCCCACGGGTACTGGTTGGTGCCGTCCAGGACGACCGCGCCGTCGCGGCCGGTGCCGAAGCGCCCGGTCTTGTCCGTGTGCGTGTGGGCGAGGGCCGCGTAGGCCGCCGCCGCCTCGGCGTCGCGCGTGATGCTCGCGGGAATCTGAGCGTCGTCGAGCGTGCCCGTGTGGTCCGACCCGCTGTTGATGGCGTGGCTACGGGCATGCAGGCTCGTGTGGTCGAAGTCAGCCTCGTGGTCGTCCCGCTCGTCGTCGGTGTAGGCCTCCGACGTGGAGATGGCGTTGCCCTCCGCCGCGGCGGCCGCGCCCAGCGCGTCGTACAGGGAGTCCGCCTCAACCTCCGTCAGGAAGTTCCCGTGGGCGTCAGGGTCAGACGTGTGGGTACCGATGGAGCTGACCGTGTAGGAGGCGGCCGCGGCCTCAGCGTCTGCCTGCGCCTGCTCTGCGAGCACGTCGGCGATGACTGTGGCCTCTGCGTCTGTGGTGTACTGCGGGTGGTCGTCGTCCGCCAGGCCTTCCAGCTCGCCGTGGTCGCCGGAGCCGCTGCCGCCCTCTTCGGGGCCGTAGCGCTCGTCAACCTCGTCGTACGTCAGGACCTCATCATCCGCCGGGTCCGTGTCCTTGCGGTACGGGAAGGGTCGGTTCAGCCCGAGGATGGGGAGGTCGCGCTCTGCCACTACGACTCCTTCTTCGGCTTCCGGATGCGGGTGAGGTACGTGCGCTTGGTGAGGCGGCGCCGGACCAGCCGACGACCGTCAGAGAGCGTGTGCTTGAAGACGCGCGGACGGCGCGCCATCTAGTGCACCAGCTTCTCGACGGTCCCCGGCCAGCGAGGCGCGTGGTTCGACGGGCGCGGCTGGTGGTTGTCCCGCCAAGCCCGCATGCCGATGGTTCCGTCCGGGTCGCCCGGGCCCTTGAAGTCGTCGTTGTGGGGGAGGAAGAGGCGGTCGTACGCCTCCTTCGACCCAGCCTCGCGCTCGGCCTTGAGCAGCTCGAGCCCGACCACCCCGACGTTCTCAGCCCGGTAGTCCCGCGTGATTGCCCCTTCTCCGCACGTGCACGGCTCCCCGTTCACGCCCCGGTCCTCGTGGGTCCAGGCCATGCCGCAGGTGTCGCAGCGGAAGCAGTACAGCGCCATCTAGAACCTCTGGTCGCCAGCGGTCTCGATGAACAGCTCCACGTCGAACGTGCTCGCCGGGGTCGCGCCCGTCACGTCCACCCGGAGGCGGGCCGTGCGGAAGCGGAGGAGACTGTTCTCCTCAGCCGTGAGCTGGCTGGCCTCGCCGGGCGACGCTGCCTGGTTGACCGAGGCCTTGTGGGTCTCGACGCGAGGCTGGTACAGCGTGTCCGTACGAGCGCCGAACAGGTGGAACAGCAGCGTCCCGTACGTGTCTGCCGTGGCGTCGTCGACGTCGTAGTCGTTGACCTCGTACACGTCGATGTGCGTCCGCTTCGTGTTCGTGTTGCCCTCGGACGGTACCTCGACCCCGACCAGCGCGGCGAACCGCGTGGGCGCGGTGGTGCTGGTGCTGACGTCGACGGATGCGTTGCCGTATGCGTCGGCCGTCACTTCGGCGGTTCGCTTACGGATGGTCATGGCTAGACCCTCACGTAGACGTTGACCACCACGGTCTCGTCGGCGTCGAGGCCTGCGGCCACGACGGACAACGGGCTCTCCGCGATGACTCCGGTGGAGGCATCGCCGTTCGCGGCCATGACCTCACCGGCCGAGTCCCACACAGTGGCCTCGACGGGGGAGAGGTACAGGATGGCCTGCTGAGCACCGGCCGCCGTGTAGTCGCCGGACGCCGCCGTGGCGATGACCCGCGAGCGGGCGTCGGTGATGGTGCACGAGACCGACGTGTCGACGTTCGACAGCAGGTCGATGGCTACGACTTCGCCAACCGCCGAACCGAGGTCCAGGGACTGGGTCAGTGCGCCGGTACCGGTGCAGGTGACGCTCTTCTTCTTGATGGCCATGTCGTTCTCCTGCGCGCCTTGGTTCGCTGGATGGTACGCGCGCTGCTAGGCGTCTACCTTGAGCGACAGCTCGAAGTAGTCGGTGGCCGTGCCAGCGTTCTCGATGGTCACGGTGATGGGGCTCTTCGCCACGAACTCCACCTTGGAGCCCGCCGAGGCGGCTGCTCCGGTAGCGTCCACGGGGACGTACCCCAGGCCCGTCGCGGTGTCGTCACCCGAGATGGCGACGTGCACCAGGGCCGTCTTGTAGTCGCGGTCGGCAGCGTCGTAGTAGAACACGACCCCGTCCGCGTCGGTCAGCTTGACCTTCTCAGCCGCGTCGGTACCGGCGCCCGCCTTCGCGGAGCTGGCCCAGTTCTGAGCCTTGAACCCCTTGACCACGCCGTAGCTCGCCCCGAGGTCGATGGTGCCGATGACCGTGGTCGATGCGGAGGTCACCGCCGCGGCGGGTCCCTTGAGCCGGTAGCTCATGCGTCTCCTCCAAGCACGAAAGCCCAGGCCCTACTGGAGGGCCCAGGCTCGACGTGCATCGTTACGTGACGGTGAAGTACTCAGGGGCCGAGGGCCGCGAGACCTGACCACCGGCTGTCTGCGTGTGGAAGTACGCAGCGTAGTCGCCAGCCGTGAGGCCGGAGATGGTCTGGTCGCCGTCGGCGTCCTCGTTGTCGACCACGACCCACGCACCCGTGTTGATGTTCCGGATGGAGGTCAGGACGACGGCGGACGTGCCGCCGCTCGAGACCTCGGTCGTGTCGATGACCACTTGGCCGACCCCGCCCAGGGCGGAGACAACCGTCGGGGGAAGCAGCTCGACGCCACGGGTCTGGCCCGTGCCGCGAGTGTCCACCGAGTGGCCCAGCGGGACGTCCGCCCCGAAGCCCTTGCTGGACTCCTGGTCGAACGCGACGCCGTTGGTCGTCGGGACCGTGCCCACGGTGCCCGTCTGCGGCACGTCGTCGTACGTCAGGACGCCCTTCTGCACGTTGCCGGAGCACGCGGACAGCGTGACCAGCTCGAACAGGGGGAAGCCCTTCTTGTTGACGAACGTGACCGTGAACGGACCCTCGTCGGTGTCGCCCGCGACGGTCAGGCCGGTATCGCCGGTGGCCGTACGGAGCGCGGTCTGGAGGTCCGACGCCGCGGCGTTAGTGCCACGGACGAAGGCCGCCGTGTCGGTCGCTGCGGCCGCACCCGCGTCGGCCAGGGCGCGAACCCTTACCTTGAACGAGTCCGTGCCCGCGAACGCGCCGAGCGTGATGACCTGGGTACGAGCCGAGTCTCCCCGCACGTCGCCGTGGCCCATGTTCCCCATGAAGCGGAACCGAGGGCTGCCGGAAGCTCCACCAACGAGCGGCGCGGGCGTGCCTCCGCCCGAGACGTCGTCGACGCGAAGTCGCTGTGCGGTACCCATGTTACACCTCCACCAGAAGGTCGACCTGGACGTAGTCCGTGGTCGTGCCACCGTTGAGGATGGTCACGGTGACGGGCGACTCCATGATGATGGGGGCACCTGCGCCCGCCGTTGCGGCCGCGCCCGTGGCGTCGGTCGGGACGACGTTCAGGCCGGTGGCCGTGTCATCCAGCGTCGGGTTGATGGTGACCTCTGCGGTCGCGTAGTCACGGTCCGCGGCATCGAGGTACACGATGTCGGAGTTGTTGTCCGTGATTTTGATTTTGATGGCCGTGTCGGTACCGGCCCCCGCCTTGGCCGAGCTGGCCCAGTTCCGGCACCGGATGGTGCGGAGCGTGGCGTACTTGGCGCCGAGACCGACGACGGTCGCGGGCAGGCTGGACGAGGTCGTGAGCCCCGCCGCGGTGCGCTTGAGGATTGCCATTGTCTACTCTCCCGATGGGGTGGAGACGGGCTGGTCGGGCCGTGGTTCGGCCACGAGCCCCTCCGCGTAGGGGCGCCACGTCTCTCTAGCTTGGGGTCCTGCCGCAGGGAAGAACGACAGGATGTCGCTACGGTTCGAGGTAACCTCTTCGGCGAAGAGGTACAACTGCTGGAGTGCCGGGGGCATCCCCGTGATGGTACGGACAGCCTGAGCGGGGTTCATGAGCCGGAGTCTCTCGACCGCCTGAGCCCACGTCGCCTGCTTCTCGCCTGCCCGTCGCTTCTCGCGCTCTTGGCGCGCAATCTCCCACTGCTCGTCCGCCGAGAGGCGGGGAGCCTCGTCCTGACCTTCTGCCGGGACGAAGTTCTGACTACGGATGCCGAAGGGTCGCTTCGACCTGCTGTTGTCTTCACCTTCGGGAACGAAGTTCGCCATGCTGGGGGTGCCTCCTGGTTGGGTCCGATGGGGGGCCGAAGCCCCCCACCAGAATCGCGTCAACTACGACGTGACGATGCCCGAGATGACTCCGTGTGCCCGACGGACGTCGGTCACCAGCTCACCCATCGAGATGACGAGTGCGGTCTTCGCGTCCTGGTTCACAGGGCTCGCGAAGGGGAGCATCTTCAACCACGCGCTGGAGTGCTTCACGAACTGCAAGTGCTTGCTGTTCAGGAAGTACCAGGTCGCGGACGGGCAGTCGGCGTCGAACATGACTTCCGCTGTCCGGAACGAGACGGTCTGGAATCCCAGGTCCGCCTTGAGCGGGCTCTCGAAGCGGATGTTCGGGGCGGCGAGGGCCTCGTAGGCCTCGAAGACCGCCTGGGTCGTGAACCCGAAGTCCGGGTAGGACTTCGCGATACGCAGACCGTTGAACATCGCGCCGATGTCGCGCACGCCGTCGATGGTGGTCAGGTCCATCGCCGTGTCGGCGCGGGACTTCCACCACGTCTCCGTGCTGGGGTCGATGCCACCGAGCGTACCGGAGGCGGCGACGATGGCCTGGATGCCGAGGAAGTCCTTGCCGGAGTTCCCAGTGCCCAGACCCCACAGCATGGAGTTCAGGTCGTCTTCCATCGACACCCGGAGCTGCTCAATCTTCGCAGTCAGAATGTTGATGATTTGCGCGGAGCCGGAGTTCAGACGCTCGGTACGGCCGTCGATGGTGACGGCACCGGCGTACTGCTTCCAGTCGTACACGGCCTCGCCGAACCCGTCCTGCGGGGTCGTGTCGATGAGGTCGTAACCGTCGTACGAGCCGACGGTGTCGTTGTATGCGTAGAGCACGGGCTTGACGATGCGCTTACCGCCGTCTTCCACGACCGAACCCTTCGAGTTCAGCGCGGCGAGCAGCGGAAGCTCCACCGTGATTTGGTCGGCGAGCACCGGACGAACCTTGTCGAAGGTCGTCGCGATGATTTCGTCGAGCTGGCCAGTTCCTGATGCCATGTCGAGTCTCCGTTGTTACGGACGGGCTCCTGTGCTAGTCGTCGTCGCCGTAGAGGCTCCAGCCCCGTTCCTTGCCCATCTGCCCGAGAGCAATCTTGAGCGCGTCGCCGACGTTGTCGGCTTCGATGGGCACGTCTTCGGTGTTCTGGCTGGTGCGCGGCTTGGTCGGCTTCTGCTTGCCCTTGAGCTGCTTGGCCGCCTCGTCGCGCCTCTTGGTCACCTCGGCCATGAGCTGCTGTCGACCCGGCCCCATGATAAGCCAGTAGGCCGCCATGGGTTCCGCGACACCGGCCTTCGCCGCTTCCCGCATGACCTCCTCGTGGGAGGCAGGAAGCACGCCGTACTGCTTCTCGAGACTCGCGAGCGAGGTCTCCCAGTACGTCTTGGTGTCGGACAGCTCGCCCTTGGTCCGCAGCTCCGTGACCTCGTCTTTCAGACCGAGGGCGAAGCGTGTGACCGTGAGGAGTGCCTTCGTGGTGGGGTCGTCGGGGTCGGACACGTCTGAGAGCCCCAGCTCGGCGAGGAGTTCCTCGTCGGTGGTGGCCGCAGGTGCCTCATCCTTCGGCGCCGCCTCGTCGCCTGCGTCCTCGGCCTTGGCCTCGGTCGCCTTCTCACGCAGGAGCGTTTGGATGTGTTGGTCACGCGGCTTCACAATCTCGATGATTGCTGCCCGCGTCTTTGCGTCGAACGCGCTCAGGTCCTCGCCGAAGTACACGGTCGGAACGTCGTCCTCTGTAACGTCAGCCGATGCCTCGGCCTCGCCCTCGGATTCCTCGCCCGTCGCCTCTTCGGTGCTGTCCTGCTCGTTCTCCGCGCCCGTCTCATCCTCGGTCTCGGTGGCCTCGGTCCCTTCGACTGTGCCCTCGTCGTCCTCGGTATCGTCGGATGCCCCGTCTGCAAGTGCGGCCGCTACGGCCTCTTGCATCGTTGGTGCTCTGTCAGCCATATCGTGCCTCCACAGTGTATCCTCGCCTCGGTGGCGTGACCTCGCTGTTGGTCTCGTGGGCTGGGTGGTGCTAGTGCGACGGGCAGGGGTCGAACCTGCCTGGCTCGCGGGCGCGCGGGGGGCGCGCGGAGCCTCTGCCGTTCGTCGCGGTGATGCACATTTCACGAAGGCACAAGCGGTGCCCTCCATAGTAGACGCAAATCGTCAACCCTAAACCCCTGAGCTGGGGTTATGCTCCGGCCACCCCGAGGTCCTCCGAGAGGATTTCGGACCCGAGCGGGCCGCCGGGGCCGATGCCCTGAGCAGCCGCAATCAGCTCCGGCGGGACCTGGCCCGCGTTCGTGGCCGCGGCCAGCTCGTCGGCGGGGAGGGGACCCGGCACCATGGTCGGGTCGACCAGGCCCTGCTGGGCCGATGCCATCCCGGCCGCGCCCTGCTGGGCAGCGAGCTGCTGAATCTGCTGCTCCTCCGGCGTGGGCATGAGGAGCGCCAGCTCCTTCCGCTTGAGTCCGAACTTCTTGCCGACCAGGCGGTAGAGCTGGGTCGGGTCGACCATCCGGACCCCGGTCGCGGGGTCGGGCTGGGTCAGCGGGCCCCACGTGTTCAGCATGAGCTGGGCCTCGTCGCGCTCCGACTGCCGGGTCTTGTTCTCCTTCGGCGTCAGGCTGACCTCGAGCTTCGTCTCGAAGACGATGTCGTCGGCCGTCCACTGCCACTCCACTGGGCCGTCCCAGTCCATGTACCGGACCATGCGGTCCTCGGTGTAGAACATCTGCATGAGCTGGAGCATCCGACGGGCGATGGCGGTATACCAGCGCTCGAGCTGGACGCGCTTCTCGGCCTGGCGCGCGGCGCTCGCGGACACCACCTCGGCGGTCTCCGTCGCCGTCCGCTTCCGGTCCGGGAACAGGCCTCGCATCAGCTCGTTCACGCCCGTCGCCTCACGCAACGCCTGCTGGAGCTTGTCCGGCACCGCGAAGATTTCGGCGGGGAGCTGGGGGACCACCAGGTCCTTGATGTCGTTGACCCGGCCGGTCTTCATCTCCACGGCCGTGCCGTACTCCTGCGAGCGGAGGGCCCGCTTCCCAGCCTCGCTGATGGCGCCCTCCTCGACCAGGAACTTGGGCGCGAAGCGCTCGATGAACGTGGCCAGGCGGCTGTGGTACAGGTCCAGCTCGCGCAGCGTCGGGAGCATCAGCTCCATCTCACTGATGCCCCGGACGCGCCCGGGGCTCTTGCGTAGGATGAGCGGGACGAACGGGGCCCAGTCCTCGCCGTGGTCGTTGATGGCCAGCGGGTTGGGGGCCTCGTTCAGGAAGAAGTCCGCGTTGCGGGCCATCGTGCAGATGGTGCCGGTCTCGCGGTCCGCGATTTCGTACACGGTGACGCGGGTGTCCTCGTCCGCCACGCCGTACGGCGCGTCGTCGCCGAAGATGCTGGTGTCGATGGTGGAGTCACCGCGGAGGTCCTTGAGCTTCTTCGAGGTGCCCGACTTCTTGCAGTACTCCTTGAACACGGGGTTCTCGATGACCTGCTCGACGGGCATGAGGGTCACCTGCGCGTACCAGCGGATGTCCTCGACCGTCTTCGCCGTCGGGTCGAACAGCATCTTGTCCCAGGGGACGTAGTCGACGTTGACCTTGGCGTTGAGCACGGTCTCCTGGACCTCGGTCACCGGGACCGCAGCCGCGATGGTGTCGAAGTCGATGTCTGACCCCGCGTCCTCCGCCTGCTTGAGCATCGCGTCGATTTCCATGCTGATGTCGTCCATCGCGCGTGGCAGCTCTTGCTCCTCGACGTAGTACTCGTACGTGGTCTTCGCCCACCCGATGCCGACGAGCAGGGAGTCCTTGATGCCGGGGGCCGTGTGCTCGTTGACCTTGCACTCGTCCCACTCCTTGCTGACGGCCGCGGTGGTCAGCTCCTCTTGCTCGAGCGTGCCGCTGCCTACCGCCTCCGCGATGATGTCGACGTCGGCCGCCGTCATGCTGGAGAACAGGGAGTCGATGATGCTGGTGCCGTCAGGCACGGAGACGCGGTGCCCCTTGCCGGTCTGCTGGTTCTTCATGGGCCGCCCCTCGTAGCGACCGACCCACTCCTCAGCGGCGGGCTTCCCCCACTGGTCGAACATGTCCTGCGCCTGCTTGAGGCGGTGGTTGTACACCTTCACCTTGTCGGCGTCACTCTTGTACTCGCGGAGCATCTCCATGCCGGACTCCTATGAGGCGCGGGGGCGCATGGCCGTCGGGACCCACTTGATGGGTTCCTCGTCGTCCTGCTCGCCGAGCCACTCGTCGTCGTCGTCTTCGCGAGCGAGCACCTGGCCGAAGATGTAGCCCGCTGTGCCGGGCCCGTATTCGGGCTCGGGGAGTGCGGCCTTCGCGGTGGGTACGTTCGGAATGACGATGGTGGTCCCGTACCGAGCGGCGTCACTGTAGTGCGACGTCCAGTCGTGCACGGGGGTGTTGCTGGTCTTCACCCCAAGGGCGTTCATCGCCCACTTGTGCGATGCGAGCGCTTGTCCAAGGCGCTCGCACCGGTCCTTGTCGACCAGGATACGGTGGTCAGCCATCATGTTGTTCATGATGCGCACGGCGTAGTCGACGGGCTTCTTCGGGGCGGGCGTGATGGTCACGCCGTGGTAGTAGAGGTCGTCGATGACCGAGGTGCCCGTCACCTGGTTCCTCTGCCGCCCGGCGGGGTCGCCGATGTTCAGCTTCGGGCGCCGCCCGGAGAAGTGCTGGTCACAGTACGCGTGGAACCGCTTGGCCCAGTCGCCGCTGATGACGTTGTTCGCCTCCATGGCCCCGACGTAGTGCTTGACGGGCAGCATGAGCGTGGCCTGCAACTCGCCCGGCGGGCGGTGCTCGCGCCACGAGAGCTGGAAGAACAGGACCACGTTCAGGTCGCCCATCCCGAAGTCCCACTCGCTGTACAGCTCGAGCTTGGGGTCGTACTCGATGCGATGGGCAGCGTCCTTCATGTCCCACTCGAAGTAGACCGCGCCCTCCGTCATCCCGACGAAATGACCAAGAACCTCCTGTTCGTACTGCCGCCCGTGGTGCATGGCGGTAAGGCCCTCGATGTATGAGTCGGGCAGGTGGACATTCTCCATGGTAGGCGCCCCGAACCAAACCGCGCCGTCGAGGCGCTTTGGCGAGTCAGGGTGGAACATGGAGTACATCCAATCGAAGCCGTTGGGAGTCGAACCGACCCAACCGCCGTGCTTGTAACCCTGTTGGCGGAGACGCCCATACAGGACCTCCCACGCGTAGGCCGTGGTGTTGCGGCCCTCGTCGATGGCGAACCAGGACAGCTCCATGCCTCGCAGCTCGTCCGGGTCGTCGAGCGACGCCAGGAAGATTTCGGTCACGTGCTCGCAGCCGTGCGGGTCGGCACAGCCGCAGTTGGCGATGAGCGACGCCTTCATCTCGCTCTTCTGCCAGGACGTGGTTCGCTTGCCCGTCTTCCAGAGGCCGGTCCCCTCGAGCAGCTCGAAGAACTGGGGCTGGACGACCTTGCGGAGCACGCCGTAGGACGTGGCGCCCACCAGGCCGCGCGGGCCGTACATGGTGCCCTCGGCCAGGGGCTGGCTCGAGAACTCCAGTCCACGGGTGATGATGGAGAACGTCTTGCCGCTGCCCAGCCCGCCGATGAACGCGGAGGCGCGGGCGTCGTTCTTGACGAAGGCCTTCTGCGCCCCTGGGTTCAGGACGACACGCTTCGCCACTACGCGCCCTCACAGTCTTCGTCGTCGCAGACCGCCTCGTGCTCCGCCGCCTGCTTGTCCAGGATGACGTTGATGAGCGCGTCGAGGTCCTTGTCCTCCAGCTCGTCCACGTCCCCGTCGCCGTCCTCGAACGCCTCGTTGATGGCGTCGACGATGGACTCGATGCGTGCGCTGACTGCGCTGCGGTCGTCCACTACGCGTACCTCCCGAACCCAGCGTCGAGCACAGGGTCGCCGTCGTCACTCGTTGCACGTCGCTTCATGCCCCGCAGGTCCGCCAGCGACTGCTCGTAGGGGTTCTCCAGGATGTTGACCGCCACGAACAGCTCCTTGACGTGCGCCATGGAGAGGTCCTCGGTGTCCGCCACCCAGCGCTCGACGTCGAAGCTGTCCCCGTCCACCATGAGGCTCTCGAGGTACATGCGGCGCCCGGCTGCGCTCGGGTGGCCCACCAGGACCTTGCGGTCGAAGCGGGAGGGCCGGTTCACGAGGCGGTCGCCGAGGCGCTCGGGGTAGTTGGTGGTCGCGATGAACACGACCTTCCGCATGGCCCCGATGCCGTCCAGGACCTGGAGGATGCCAGACTCGTTCTGGGGGGTGATGATGGAGTCGATGTCCTCCATCAGTACGACTAGGGGTCGCTCGGGTTCGACAGACCGTAGCACCCCGTAGGCTCCAGCGAAAGCGCCGGAGAACTCGAACACCAGGCCATCCCGCGCGATGACGTCGCGGCAGATGAGCTGGACCGTGCAGGTCTTCCCGGAGCCGGGAGGGCCGTACAGCAGGACCCCCCGCTTGTGGGGGAGGCCGTGCTTGTCGAACTGCTCGGCCTTGGTCCAGAAGTCGGCCAGCTCGTCGACGACCGCGTCGCCGGGGGAGTCAGGGAACCGGAGAAGCTCACGGTCGCTCTGCTCCTCCAGGATGAAGTACAGGCCGGACTGGGTCCGGACCGTTCCGTAGAGCCCCGCGGGCAAGGTGGGGGTGGTGTCGATGCTCGCTTCGTAGGTGCCGCCGCCAGACTGGGTCCAGCCGGTGTACTTGGACAACGGTACTCCTTTGGGCACGAGCGTGCCGGTTCGGTGGATAACAGGGAGCGGAGCACCGCTTACAGGCCGTAAGCGGCAGGATGGCGCCTATTCGACGACGAAGCCGGTGGTCTCCGGCTCCTCCTTCTTCTTGGCCTCGTTCTCGCTGCCCGTCGCCCTTCCGACTTGCGGCTTCCCGTAGGCGTACTCCATGGCCTTGGTGACGGCCGCCAGGCGCTTCGCCGGGTCCAGCAGGGGCTGCTCGACGAAGACCTCCACCTCGTGGCCGTGCTCGCACTCCCGGGTGACGGTCCAGGAGGTCGCGAAGGTCCCGCGACCGTAGGCCGCGTCGAGGAGGAGGGTCGCCAGACCGCTGCGTTCCGACGCGAACCGCTGGCGCATGTACTCGTCCGGGTCCTCCCGGGCCAGCTTCGCCAGCTCCTGTCGGCGCTTCACTCCCTTGCGGGAGGCTGCCTGTGCCTTCTCCGGGTCATCCCACTCTGGCATACGTCGCCCCTTGCTCCTGCGGTAGATTGTCACCCTGATGAGGGCATAGGTGTCCGCGCAACTGGTCGCGCAAGTCAACTGCGACGGGCGGTTGGCAGCCGTGCAGCCCGGAGCGGGACTCACCCTCGCTCCTCCGCCCTGAGCCTCTCAAGTTCAGGCTCTTCTACATTAGACGATGTTCGTCAACCCTAAACTAGAAACCGCAGGTCAGAGAGTTGCGACGTGAGACTTTGTGCACTTGTGAAAATCAGCGATGTCTGGATTCTGGTGGGTAGGCTATACCAGAGGACCCGGGGGGAGGGGGGGCTGCATCGCGTCCCCATATGCGGTACGCGTACCACCTGTGGGTCGACTCGAGTGTGCCCGTGGGCTGCTCGTGGTCTCCAGTGTCTAGGGGTAGTGCCCTTCCCTGTATTCTGACCCCGTGACCGGTGGCGACCGAACAGGGTAGGGCAGTGCGAACGGCGACGGGCAGTGTACGCCGTGCCCCGTGCCCCGTGCTGCCACCGGTGCCCCGTGCTGCCCCGTGCTCGAGCCTACCCCTGACCCCTGACCCCTACCCCTGACCGCATGCGGCCGCCCCGTCGACCGGTGCTGCCCGTGCCCGTGCCCCGTTCCCGCCAACTTTCTTACCCCGTCTGACCAGGGGAAACAGGCTTTCCCGAAAGAAAGTTGCTCCGACCCCTTTACTTTCGGCGACCCCGGGCCGATACTGACCTTGCAAGCGAAACGGGCCGCACCGACAAGGACCACGGACTCCGAGAGGCCAGGAGACCTTCACCCACCGGGAACCGCCCCGGCTGCCGCTTCCGAAGGGCACGCGAGCCGCCCTCCCGCTAACCCCGGGAGTCCTCCCCCGTCGCCGGGCATGACCCCCACGTGAGCCTGCTGGACGAACGAGCGGCAGGGCAGCGTGGGGGGGACGGGCATACTCGCCCCGCAGACTCCGGAAGCCAAGCGCTCGAGAGCGCTACTGAACGGCACACGAGAGCACGCCGGGCCAAACCCGTTCAGGCCGAATGGCGCGATGGTGAGCCGCGCAGACTACCGCTCGAGTCCGGGTTGACATCCGGCGCGACCCCGTGGAAACGCGGGCATGGTCGCTCGAGCGGGGC